AACACATTGAGTAAGTTTCAAAGTTTTGTTCAGTATATGCTGTAGACCGACCATAAGGAATGCGCGGATAGCGGTCAAAGAATCCAGCAATACCAGACAGTACCGCATTAGCATAAGTCGTATCAGAAATAAATGACTGTTTAACTAACGCAGCGTCTGCCGAGGCGGCAGCCGGATCCATACCCTTCCATTCTTTCATCTTTTCTGAGAAGAATGTATCGTAGTTGTACCCGCCGTCAGTCACTTTAGTCCGCAACCAAACCATACCTCTTGTGTCAGAACCGTCAGAGTTTTTGTGCTTTTCTACGATAGCTTCAATCGGATCGCCATCATCAAACAAACTGGTCGACTGATTGATGTAGTGATCCATAACGTCAAAATGAAGAGGTGTCACCCAGTCTCGATTATTATTCTTTCCGCGCGTTGTGCCGGCAGCCAGACCACGGTTTTGAGTTGGCTGGGCAGCGCCGAGCAAACCGTCATAAGCACCGAGTTGTTCTTCTTCGCTGAAGACGCCGCGTCTGAACTTGAAGATAATGTTGGCTTCTCCGTTCTCTTCGCCAAACGGAGTCGGAGAATAAAAGTCCATATCAGAATCTACTAGAACATCATAGTCAGAATCTTCCATATATTTGCCGAGCTTGTCTTCACAGTTCAGCCACTCTTTTGCTGTAACAACTTCAACCATTATAAACTACCTCAAAAATTAATAACAACCTTACATTCCTCAAGCCTGCGATTTGACATCATAATACCATATAAGTGATCGTCTGGCGCTACGCAAGCTGATAGCCAAACTAATAACAACATCTTTACATAACTCATATTATATCCCATTAAATGATATTTGTCAATCTTTTTTGACGCAGTTTATCTAATTTCTTTTTCTGCTTCTTAGCTCTATCTAGTTGAAGGCTTGTCGCTCGTTTCACGAACACCTTACCGATAACATGGTCGTACTCGTGCTGAAAGGCGCGAGCTGTAAAGCCGCCGAATTTGATCGTATCAGTGACACCAAGATGCGTAGTGTATCTCGCGCGAATAACCGCTGGGCGTTTCATCTTAATGAACAAACCAGGGTATGTGAGGCAGCCTTCTTCTTCGTCAACAATGCCGTCAGAGTCTACAATTTTTGGATTGAATACTGGGAAGATATTATTAGGATCGTCTGGATGACCGATAACAAATACAGCCAAAGGAATACCAACTTGCGGCGCGGACAGACCAATACCACGATTAGCAATCATGGTTTCTTTGAGGTTCTCAAAAAGCTCAACAGGATCAATCTGCGGATTGTCAAAGTCAAATGCTTCAGTTGGGTTGTGTAGAACTGGATCAGTTTGTTTCACTAAGTTGTATATCATGGAGCAATCCTTGAAAATGATTTTACTTTCTCGAAGCGTATCTGGCTACGGAATTTGTCTGTAAGAACATCACCTTTTGTGTGAGTGATAATGAAAACGTTTGTATCTGACATATCGTTTAGAAGTTTAGTGAGTTCATCAGTACCGGTGAGGTCAAGAGAATTATCAAACACTTCGTCAAGTATCAACAAGTTTGTATTGGTTGAGTTTTTCAGCTTGGCAATTGCTCTCCAAGTAAGTAGGAGCGCGATATCAATGCGCGTCTTTTCGCCTTCAGAGAAACTGGCATAAGAAAACTCATCGCGGTGGCGGCTTTTGATGACCTCGTTGAATTCTTCATCCAATTCAAAGTTGACGAAGAAGTCGAGAGCCGAAAGGTACTTGTTCACCAACTTGTTTATGATAGGAACATACTGTTTGATGATCTTAGACTTAATCCCGCCATCCTTCAACATAGCAGCAGCAACTTCGTAAACCTCACGGCGTTCGATCAATATCTTCTTTTGGTCTTGGTATGTTTTAAGCTCTTCAGCCATATTGTCGAGTTTTGATTTGGCATCATCATCAACAGATTCTTGTGTCTCAACCTCAGAAACTTTATTCTTCAAGTTTTCAATGCTTTTATTGTAAAGCTCCATCTGAGTATTACAGTCTCGAATGCTATTTTGAGCATCTTGTACTTGTTGCTGTACAATATTAATTCTGGTGATTTCAGAACTCAACGCAGAGTATTCTTCTTTGAGTGCGGCGATAGCAGTTTCTGTAGTTGTTAAAATATTAGCAGTGTGCTCAATTTTTTGGTTCTTAATATCGAGCGCGATAATCTGTTCGCAGGTCGGACAGTTGTCATTTTTCTCATAAAAGTTGACGCGCTTATTGGCTTTGGCAGATTTATCCCGCAGCTTACTGAGAAGATCAGAAACCTTTTGAGTTTTGAGTTCAGTCTTACTTTTAGTAGAAATAGAGTCTAGTAAGGTATCAACTTCAGCAGTAAGAGAGCTGTACAGTCCTTCAGCGGACGCGTATGATTCCTTATAGCCGACTATCTCCTCTTTGAGGTCTGTTATCTGTTTAGCTACATCTTTCTTAACTTTTCTCAGGTATTGCTCCTGAACTTCAATCTTTTCTTGAATCAAGTCGATGGAGTATGTAGAATCAGTCAACGCACGCTTATTATCAGAAACACGATCACGCAATAAAGTATTCATCGTCGAAAATATTTGAATGTCGAGTAAGTCTTCAATCACCTCGCGGCGATCGCGTGTTGACAACTGCATAAACGGTGTGAATGAAGCATTGCCCAGAATGACAATCTGCGTGAAAGATTTGTAGTTCAGTTTCAGTATTTGATTCTCGAGAATCAGCTGATAGTCTCGAACCGAACCAGGCTGATCCAACATCTTACCATTCTTATATATTTCAAAATAGTATGGCTTCATCCCGCGCTTGATCAGATATTCAGATTTTCCGATAGAGAATTCAATCTCAACTGACAAATCCTTATCATTAATACTATTCATCAACTGCGGCTTGTTGATCTTGCGGAATGGTTTACCGAATAGACCAAAAGTCAACGCGTCAAGTATGGTCGATTTTCCAGCACCATTCTCACCAGTAATTACTGTACTTGGTGATCGGTCTAGCTGAACGATAGTCGGCACGTTGCCTGTACTTAGAAAATTCTTCCAAAGAAGTTTTTTGAACTTAACGATGGGTGTATCCCCTTTACTCTATGGTCAATGCTTCATTATATAACGAACGGACTAATGTGTCAAGTTTTTTCTTTGGGACATTATCAGCTAGCGATCCAATATATTTAGACAGGATGGTAAGCGTGTCCTCGGCCTCATTGACAATATCTTCGTCATCCTCAAGATTCAGGTTCATGTGGTCGTCAACAATCTGAATATTGACCGGATTCGATTTGTACAGCTTATCAATAAACAAATCGAACCAATAGGGGTTGTCACAATTCTGCTTGATCACTTTGACATAGGTGTTCGTGAAACCTTCAAAGTCAACATCAAGTATATCTTCCATGGTCTTATCGGCTTCATTATAGAACACCTTATTGAACATAGAATATGGGTTACGAATAAACTCTAGAGAACGGTTTGAAGTATCATAGACGTGGTACCCTTTCTGATCACCATAGTCAGCCCATGTCAATTCATATGGACATCCGAGATACTCGATATTCTTTGTTGTGGATTTGTGGTGAAAATGCCCAGAACACACAAGGTCAAACTTAGAAAAGTCAGCAATCTGCATTCCATGCTCGTTTATATTTCCGCGATCCATAAGGCAGCCAGCAACTTCCAAATGACCGAACAATACTTGCGCTGGCGAATCAGCCATAGCCTTTATAGCAGAAGCATAATTTTCATTGTTGATCCAAGGCATGATCATAATATCATGTCCGTCAAGTTTAATATCGGTCGCCTCAGAATAATATGTCACATCGCTCTTATCGAACAGTTCTCTCATCGAGTTCACATCATTGGTGTTTTTGTAAGGGACATCATGGTTCCCAACAATTACATGAAGGTCAATTCCCTCAGACTTACACTTATCGATAAACATCTCTTTCATTCTGCGAAGAGTCACATAGTTGATATATTTGCGGCGGTCTACAATATCACCAAGGTGTATAACAGTTTTGATTCCCCGCTTCGCCAACTCAGGGAAAAATTCCTTCGAGTAAAACCTATCAAAGTAGTCAAGGAAATTGACATTGTCGTTGCGAACTCCAAAATGTGTGTCAGTTATGAGTGCGATCTTCATTTGGTTTCCTCAGTTGTTACTCTTTTGCGCAGGTCACTCGAGCTAAACCTGTGGTCGCGCTTGTTGAAGTACAGTTCAATATCGCGTTTGCGACATATATCCTTTCCAGTGAATTCCTTGTCGCGATATTCCTCACCAAGTATTCTGACATCAATACTGTATAGTGTTAAAATGTCCTCAAGATCTTCCTCTGTACCATAAGGAATGATCTCATCTACATAACCCACTGCCTTGAGTTGTGTATACCGCTCAACAACTGTTTGTATTGGAGAATTCTTATTCGGCCTATCACCGCTCGGATCTACCTGTAACGCGCAAATCAAATAGTCACAATGATCCTTGGCGTCGCGCAACATTTGTACATGCCCAGCATGAAGCAAGTCAAATGTACTGCAGGTAAATCCGACCTTCATTTTTTATCCTCAATAATTCGCTTCTTAATCTTCCTGCGCTTTGTTTCCTCAAAGTCACGAACAAATCCTTTCATGTATTCTTCAGTCCACTCGCTGTACTTAACGTCATCGTTGAAGTTGCCACCCTTGTCGTGCCCTTGAGTGTCGGCGGTATCGCCAAGAATATTTGTATGTTCAGAATACTTCATCTTCACATACAAGTGTTTCTTTTCCTTCTGAATACGTCTCAGAAATGCGTAGTAAATTATTTGAGTGAAATATGCGAACGGGTTCTTGGACTTGTCGGGATTGAAGTTATCAATATACTGTAGGCTGTTTTCAATACCATCACAAATCATCTCATCACGAAAAGTGTAGTTGATGAAGTTCGGCTTATATGAGAGGTGCGTAGCAATTTTCATGATACACTCAGCAATATAATTTGGGACAACAGGTCGCTTATTGCCAGCCTCTTTTGCCGCAATCACAGAATCTCTGAATTCGCACATCGCCCCAAAAAACTTCTTGTTGTCAACATAGTATGGACGTTTTTTTGCTTCCTTTGACATTTCCTACCTCAGTGTACAGATGTATTTGCAGAAAGTCCGCCTTGTAAATGTATTTTGGCAAGGACTTTATCTATTTCATTTTGAGTCATCTCATCCTGCTTGCGCTCGATCAAAAATGAACGATCGCTTGAGGTAGCCTCACGAATTGTATCTATACACTTATTATAGTATATTTCCATGTCCTCGTCAACTTCTGAGGATAAAATAATATTTCCCTGCTTCAGATGAAACAAGTTAACAGCTTTTGTTAGAGGCATCCATATAGTCGAGATAAGAACAGGGGAACTGTCCCTCATGCTCATATTAACAGCTATCGGATCAATAATGCTCAAGTGGGTATCATCTTCGTGGGTAACTTCAGCAAGTAAAGTTTCGCCATTGACCAGCTTAATAATGCTAATGTTCATTCTCAATCCCTATATTATATAATTTGTAATCAAACGATTCTTCGTTGTACATCTTAATTCTAATAGCAAAATGTTTTAAGGTATGGTTGATATAAGACTTGTGCGTCAGATCGTCAGATATATCATACAGTGTAGCAGTTTCTTTATTGTCACCCTTCCTGAGGCCACGCCCTATCGACTGAAGGTTGCGAACACGAGATTTGCTAGGACTGGCAAAAATGATATTGTGGAGGTTCCTAATATTAATGCCAGTGGAGAAAGTTCCATAAGAAGCGATGATGATTGCGTCATTTTCTTTTTCTGTGATTGCTCTGACTTCTTCTCTAGTTTCGGCATCTACGCCTCCATATACAAAAAATACTTTACGACCCGCAGCGGCTTCAGCTGAGATCTGTTCATACAACGGTTGTCCATGCTTAACAACATACTGGAATAATAATAGTGTATTACCTTTTCTGGTTAAAGTCAAGTTCTTTATAAAGTTATTCCGCTTTTCGTGTGATGTCAGAAAATCCATCTCTTGCTGATAGGTTGATTTAGCTACACCCTTCCTCGTCACCTCGGAATACTTGAGTACGAGGCACTTAATACGGAACTCAGAGAGCGTCTGATTCTCTATCAGCTCTTTAGTGGAGATAACCTTCATCACTGGTCCAAATAATCCCTCTAAAACTAATTTGTTTGTTACGGTTCCGTCCAGTGTACCTGTGAAACCAAACCGATACTTACAGTCGGTCATTTTTTCCATAATCTTAGTGAGGGATGTGGCTTTGAATAGGTGAGCTTCGTCGCCAATGATAATATCAAACTGATCAAAATATGACTTTGGTTGTTTGTAGATACTTTGCCAGGTGCTGATAATTATTTTTGCTTTATCGTTATTTTTTTCTTTACCTCCAGTAACAAGTAAGGTATAATAGAACTGTAGTTCTTCTGAATAGTCTATAAAGTCACTGTTAAGTTGCGATACCAAAGAAGTGGTCGGTACAATTACCAAGGCTTTCTTACATTGCTTTCGCAGGTAGTACTTCAACAGGCAGTAGATGATGAACGATTTGCCGGAGGCTGTAGGTGAAAGGATCAAAGCTCTATGATTGCGAACAGCGTGAGCAACCGCTCTCAACTGGTAGTCCCTTGGTTTGAACTTCCCATTACTCAGAAACTTATTTAGGCCATTCAGCGGAATGTCTATTGTATCCTCAAGCTCGTCATGAACAACAACCTCATAGCTGCGCTCAGAAGCAAATTTCTTAATCTTTTGTATCAGTCCGACATATATCTGCATAGTGTTTACGTTGAACAGGCGTATCTTACCGTCCCACATTTTATTGCGCACTGAAGGTATGAACGAAGCGCCAGGAACTTCAAATTCAAAGTACCCAGATAACTCCATAGCTATGCCGCGATCGCACTCAACTTTGAGATAGACCTCATTCTTTTTATATATGTCGATTTGTTCCATAATTATCCTGTCGTAAATTTCGCCCAATCAATTGCTGATTTGATTTGAAATCCTCGGTTGTTTATAATCTTTATGATGGCCTCTAGGTAGGATACCTTTTCTTCTTGCATTCCGAGACGAAGGTTTGATTCGATCATCATATCATCAGACTCAATGTATGTGTCGACTTCATTCTTCAACAGCTTCTTATAGAATTGTGGACGACCGAGCTGATCGAGTTCATCTTGATCGAGGTCTCCGAGGT